TACAAAAAAGTAAGAGTTGTAAAATTAGATGCTAGTAGTAGACCTAGTACAAGTATTAAATACCAAACAAATGATGAGTCAACCTATCAAAGTGGAACAGATGTATCTAACAACTATGGTAGTAGTTGGACAGGTAATGCTGTTAAACTTGACACCACTTATTCTAAACTTAGGTGGCTAAGGTTGAAAGTAGAAGGTACTAATGGAAGTACAACTAATGTTAAAGGTCACTCTGTAGGAGTGGTATATAAACCAAAGAAACCTAAATGAGAAAAGTACAAAACAGAAAAGTTACCAGAGATGCTGGTTCAAGAATTAATTATTTTGGAGATGAGCCAGTAAGCTCACCATCCGACATACAAAAAACAATAGATACTATTGCAGACAAAGTAGATTCAGAAACGGGTAGGGTTGAAAAAAGTAATGCAAGTAGTGCAGAAGGTACATTAAGAACAGTTAAGGATAAAAGTAAGTGGTACTTAGAAATAAAGACTAATGATGGTTGGATTCGTAGTGCAGATGATACTTTTGTAATTAAAGATAAGAACAGTTGAGAAATAAAACAAGTCTAATTATATTTAAGGTGATATTATGGGATTTTTTAGCAATTTATTCGGTACAAACCAAAAGCGTAGCACAACAGCAGTAGGCACTGATTACGATAAAGCGTTTGGTACGTTTAACGAGGAAGACGGAACAGGCACTGGTGCTATGGGTGCTTATGGAGAGTTAATGGGTCGTGGTCGTGATATGATGGACCCGAACTCTGCGTTAAACCAAGCACAAAAAGCAAGGTTAATGTCACAGGGACAGGATGCTTCTGCTGAGGCGGCTCGTATGGCACAAAGAACTGCGGCTATGTCAGGTGGTGCACCTGCTGGGGTGTTAGCGGCTCAAACTAGAGCTGGTTCTAATAGAGCACAGGAAAGTGCGGCAAACGCTTACAACCAATATCTACAAGGTGCTATGGGTCAAGGTGCTAGTTTACTAAGTGGTGCTACTAATAATATGGCTCAGATGAATCAAAACAGAATGAATGCTATTAACGCACAAAGACAAGCTAATGCTCAATTAGACAGTCAAGCGGCAGGTGCTAAAGCATCACTTATTGGAACAGGACTTAGTCTTGCAGGAACTGCTATGGGTGGACCAGTAGGTGGTATGATAGGTGGAGCACTTGGTAGTTTGTTTGGTCAAGAAGGTGGTAGTGTATCTGATTTAAAAGAAATACCTGAAGGTAACAAAGGATTAGCTAAGTTGCCACAAGCTGTTAGGAACAAGATGGGATATATGGCTTATGGTGGTATGGTAAAAAAATACCAGCAAGGAAACTTAGTAGACGCAAGAGATAATATAGGTGGTTTTTTATCACAGTCTGGTATGATAAGAGATAAAAAAGAAGGTAAAGAAGATAAGACAGAGAAGATAGAAATGGCTATGAAATTAGCACCTATGATTATGGGAGCACCACCAATGCAGAAAGGTGGAGAAGTATTTAAGCCTCATATGATGTATAAAGGCGACAAAGAACAAATGGCTAACAGTTACGAAGAGCATTTAAGATTAAAGAAAGATGGTTATATACATAAGAAACAAGGTATGAAAAAAGGTGGTTATGTGTACGGACAAGAAGGTGGTATGTTGTCACAGGTTATGGGACCTAAAGGACCTATGACTATAGGAACTCGTATGGGAGGAATGAAAATTGGTTAAAAATAAATATAGTCCGTATCCCGGAGATAAAGTACCTGCTATGTTAGAAGAAGGTGAATACGTACTAAATAGAAACGCAGTAAATGCTATTGGTAAAAAGAAACTTGACGAAATAAACAAAAGAATTGAGCCTAGGTTTCCAAATAAAATGCAACACGGTGGAATGATACAGATGGCTCACGATAACATTGACCTTATAAAATATGGTGATGAGTTTAATAATAAGTTGTTTATGAATGTAGGTGGTGCTGTACCAGCATTAGAATACATCGGTGGTGGTGGAGGTGACGAATACCTAGATGAAGAAACAGTGGCTTTTAATAAAGACAATCCTACTATAGACCCTAGTTTAGCAGGTAGTATGAGAGATGCTGATGAGCCAATAGAATCTAGCTTTGTTATGGATATGCCAGAAGAAGAAGACCCTGCTGGTATGAAAAAACTACTAGGCGAAGAAACTTACAATGAAATACAAAAAGAAGAAGAAGAACCTGTAGAAGAAGTTGAAGAAAAAGAATCTGATAAGATAATGGCTAAAGCATCTGGTGACGATACTATGACAGATGAAAGTAAAAAGGATGCTAAAAGTATATTACAGAGAGCTAGTGATAGATTTAAAAAAGTAAAAGCAGGTGCTAAGGCAGGTATGGAAAAAGCAAAAGAAAACCCTGACTTTAAAGATGTATTAAGTGGTAAAGAACGAGGAAGTAAAGCACAGCGTTGGGGTAAAGGTTTTAGTATGGCAGGTGATTTCTTTAAAGAGATGGGTGCTATGAGAGGTTTTGGAGAAGGTGGAGATTTTGAAAGGTATGGAGTACCTACAACTGAAGACGATGAACTAGAATTGCAGAAAGTACAATTAGGTGGATACATCAAACAATCATTAAGGAATATGTATGGCTGAGATTAAATCAATGAACCTAGTACCTGTGCAGTATGACCCCTTGAGAGGGATACCTAAGCAGGAAAGTTTAGCAGAAAATTTAAGAAAAGCATCTGAACGTAAGTTTATGCGTAAGATGAGCGAGTATCAAATAAGAAAATTAAAGCGTGACGAAAAAGACTATGCAATAAACAAAAAAGCTGAGAACTTTATATTTTCTAACTATCCTAGTAGTAAAGCTAAGGGTGATTTTACAACAGCTTTTGACGATAGAAAATTTGGACCCGGTAGTAGAGAGGTACAATTAGCAAAGTGGAAAGAAAAAGTTGGTGGTAACTATGGTTTGTTTCAGCAATGGTATGAGCAAGGAAAGAAAGCTGAAGAACAAGCTTTGTATAAATCTTTTACTAGAAACCCAGCTAAGTATAAAAGTGACAAAGCATACAGAACAGCTATATCTGATTGGATGAATAGTATGTCTGATGTAGAACAGCAAGAGATATTAAACAATGCTCCAGCAGAAGTTTTACAAGTTATAAATGAAAACTGGAATATGTCTAATCCTACTTTTATAGAAAGTTTACAAAAGATACCACAAAATCTTACATTTGGTACAGGACCTGACGATGATAGTATAATACCAGAATTAGTTGCTACTGCTTCTGGCTTAGGTCTAGCTGGTTATGGTCTTATGAGAGGCAATGTTAATATGGGTAAGCGTGGTCTTGATATGACTAAAAGAAATTTGTAGCTGGTGATTCTATACCTCATAAAGACTTAAACAAAATGCAACCTGCATTAGTTAAAATGGTAAAGTCTGGTGAGTTAAATAGAATGGATGCTAATAAATTTAAAAACATTGTTGATGACCTTATGAGAAGTGGTAAAGAAATAACATCAGAAAGTATAGGTCAAGCAATAAAAGAAGGTGGCTCACAGTACGATAGTTTAGCTAAATCATTAGCTAGGTCTACAAGACTTTCTATAGGTCCAGTAAAAACATTAGGGTTAAAAAGAACACTACTTGGTAGCATAGGATTAGGTGTTGGTGCTACTGCTCTTGCTAAACAAATGGGTGTAAACGAACAGAAAGCAGAAGATATAGGTATGGTAGCCGGTAGTGCTCCTGCTACAATAAACCCATTTATGGTAAATAGAATACGTAAAGTAATTCAAGACAAGGGTGCTGGTTACATTATGAAAAAAATAGCATCAAGAGGTGGTATGAGATTGTTAGGTAGTGTAGCCGCTAAAACTTTACTCGGTGGTACTGGAATAGGAATGGCTATAGCAGTACCTGCATTAGCATATGACTTAAAACTTATTTACGATATATTAGCAGACGAATACGAAGAGTAGTAAATGGCTGACCCTAAGCAGTTCTCTCCTAAATTTGACGAAGAACAAATACGAGGTGTCATTGACCAATACGTAAGGTTCCCAAAAGCTTTTGATAATAGGGACGATGACATACAGGTATTAGAGGACCACGCCTCTTATTATAGAATACCATTTGCACGTAATAAAAATCACCAAGATGCCTTTGTTACACGTATGCTTAAACAAGCTGGTGCTGGTTTTATGGAGGGTTTTACAACCGTACCACCAGAAAAGCTTGGAGTTGGTAGTGAGCCAGAAGACACTTGGGAAGGTATATCTAGAAACTTAGGACACCTTGCAGGTTTTGTAGGTTATCTACCGGGTGGTAAAACATTAAGAAGACTTGGTGTATTAAAAAGTTATTCTAGAATAGCAGAAGGGATAAGGGGTAAATCTGTTCCTATGCTTGGTGCTAATGCCATACAGTCAAGAGTAGGTAGAGCTATGGAGCCTGTTTTAAAAGACTTACCTGACTGGGCAACTAGTGGTATTGTACCTGACTTAGCACAGGGTGCTTTTCATTTGGGTACAGCTAGTGCTATATCTAGTTGGACGCACGGAGTAGGTGAAATGTTTAAGGCGGCAGGGTTTGGTGCCGTTGCTGGTGGTGCGTTTAGAGGTATAGGTAATATGCCCGGTTTTGGTAAGCGTATTAGTGCTAGTCAAATGAAACCTAATGGTAGACCTGACTTTAGTAAATTAGAACAAGGACAAAAATTTGATTTGGCTATGCGTACTACAGCAGGTATGGCGTTCCAAGGATTACCATCGACTTTGCAGGGTGCTACGACAGAAGAACAGGTATACCAATATGCTATGGGTGCTTTCTTTGGTTTTGGTGAAATACCTTATCAGACTCGCACAAGTAGACAGTACCTTGCAGAGTCTATAAAAGAAAAGTATGGTCCAGACCCAGAGATGAATCCTAAGTGGGACACACTTACTAAAGAAATGAAGGATATAGTAAGTAAGGATTTTAAAGAAACATTCCAGTATAGTGCAGACGGACCTAGTGAGTCATCTTATGTTCTGTTTGATATATTAAGTAATAGAGGAATGAATCTAAAGCAGATAGAAGAACTTGCTAATGAGTACGGTAGAGCATACGATGTAGACCCTGTTACAGGAGAAGTGAGTGCAAAGACTTTATCTCCTAGAGAAGTAAAAGAGTACAAAGAAGCATATATAAAAGACCCTAGGTTTGAAGACCCACAAGATTTAGATATGCACATAGCTGAAATACAGGAAGTACCCGGTAGACTGATGGGCAAGAACGGATACACAGACCAAGTGTTTCCAAAGCTAACCACAGTAGAAAGAATAGATAGGTCTAATGAAATCTATAAAGAATGGAGAAAACTACAGAATGAAGACGCAAAACCAATCCCGGGAGCAGAGCAAAAAATCATTAATTATATTGAAAAAACGTATGGGCAATCGCTTACTGAGAGTGAGAAGGGATGGTGGAGACGTTGGGCTGAAACGAATAGAAAACAAAAATGGGTTGAGCAAATCGAAGTGGTTGATGACAAGGTTAGGGTATTGGAAGATAAGACTAATAGCCTTGGTAACACGAAGAACTTATCCCAAGAACCACTTATTATCGAAGATGGATATAGAGCAGAGTACAAGCGAGTCAACCGAGGAAGAGAACTACCACCAGAGGACCAGTACTTTCGAGTTCTTGACCATATAGTATACAGAGGTAAAGAACACGACCTTGCGAGAGCAGAACAAAATATATCACGACAAAAGTTAGTTGAGATACGAAAGAAGTTCAAAGATAAAGAGATGGACTTTAACGATTTAAAAGAAATGGCTGACCTAGAAGCGTCTAGGTATATGAAAGGTATACGTAAAAAGCTTATAGAAACAATGTGGAAGGATGACTACTACTATTATGGTGGTAAAGGTGACAACAAAAAAATGTACTTTGTTAAGAAACATCCTAGCATAGTAAAGAATAAGAACATACACAAGACTGTTAAGCGTCAGTTGTTTACAGAGATGCGTAGGTCAAAGGTTGATGGCTACAGAGAAGCATACAACGAAGCTAAGGAAAAATGGCTTGAGCAACACAAAGATGTAAAGAATGCTAGTGAGATTTATGATAAAATGTACGCATCTAATATCTTATACGACCTTACTATGAATGGTTTTAGCACAAGAACAAGAGATTTAAAGCAGGGCATAGCTACTGTACTAGGTAAAGGTTTTATAAATGACCCCAAAGGTTTTAATAAGAGGCAACAGATATGGTTTAACACAGGTTTATCTGCTAACCCTAAGTATGTTATAGATTACATAAGAAACAACGGTAAACGGGATATTTCTAGTAAAGACCCTAACTTTAAGGTAGGTCTGTTTAGTGAAGCTGATGGTAAAAACATTAAACTAACAGACGGTGCAGAAAGATATGCAGAAATATCTGATGGTGCTATCATAGCTAGGGCAGAAGTAGTTGACGCTTTGAATATGGATAAAGGGTTGCCTACTAGTGGTAAGATGAACAAGTCTTTTATTGTTGCACCAGATAGTAAAGAAGGTGCTTTGCTAGGTAAGTATGCTATACATATAGCTAGTCCAGAGTTACAACAAATGATGGAGTCTCGTGGTATACATATGTTAATGCCTGACTCTGCTGTAAAACAAGCAGGTAACAGAATAAGTAAACGTGGTGAGCTATCATATGAACCAGACTTTGTTAATAAGAAGTACGATATAACATTTAATGGTGAGTTGTTTGATGTACCTATTAATAGTTTTAGAACTATTATGTCAGAGATAACCAGTGAAAAGTTTTTAAAGAGACAACAAGTTCCAAAACAAATGTATTCTGTATTAAGCCAGTATGGTCACAAACCTATTGATGCTAAGGTTATGGAGGATATGTATAAAAGTCTTTCTGACAGGGCTGTTAGGGGTACTGAAGAAGGTATTGAAATACTAAGAGAGTATAGACAATCTAGAAGTGACG